TGCACTACGTTTATTATATTTTTTTTATTTTTTTTTTTTACTTTAAATAATCTTAAGTGGGTTTAAATGGGTTTAAATAGGTTTAAATTTTAAACCCATTTAACAACCCGTAAAATAAGTTTAAGAAAGTTTAAGAAAGTTTAAGAAATACCTTACTCTATGGCGCTACATAACATCACTTTATGCCCTCTATACTCTCTATAAATTTTTACAAAGTCCAGTTTTTGGCTCTACTACGTTTTTGACTTATGCCCCAAAATTTAAACCCACAACATAAACACTATAAACAACCAAACCTTAATTTTTGGCTCTATAAAGCCAAAACAAAGTTTAAACAATTTAAACCCACAACATAAACACAGTAAAATATTGACCGTTTCAACAATTGAACCAAAAAACGGTCTATAGACCAAAAACGGTCTAAACCATTAAAAACGGTTTTATCATAGGTGAAACCTATGGTTTCACAAAGAGAACCATAAACCACAAAACAATTGAACCCAAAACAAAACGTAAAGGTTTAACACATAAAATTAATTTTCAAAACAATTTTCAAAACGTTACATATTTTCGATACTTTATATTTCACTTTACAATTTTACGTTTATATGGTATAATATCTTTACAAAACGAAAAAAATTTTTAACAAAATAAAATTAAATAAAACGGTTTATTCTACAGTCCCAAACCACAAAACTATTAATCAAATAAAAGAGAAAATAAAACCATATTTCGGTTTTATCGAACAAAACTTAAAAACCATTAACAGGAGAAAGGAGGTAAACCTATGACTTTAACTAAACGTGAGATAATAGAACGATTAGAAGACATAATCATAAAGTATCAGGACGATAGAATAGGCGATCCGCTATACTACGACATAGAAGACTTACTTATAGCTATAGAAAAAGGTAAATTAATAAGCTACAAGTTAAAAGCTTAAGTAAAGGTAAAGGAGAGAAAAAGATGTTAAAAGAACGGTGTCCTAAGGTAGAATGTAAGTATTGTTGGGAGAGCTTAGAATTTAGTCGACAATTATCAGAAGGTTTAAACTTCTCTGAAGAACTGTGGTTAAGTTACTGTCCTAAATGTAAACGAACCATAGAAGTACGCTTCACCCAAACACCATTCGGTATTGACATACTACAAGAAACACTCTTTAGACCATATGAACCACTAATACTTAATCGAAGGGCTTCATTAGTATATCGGCGCCATAAAAAACGTACAAAAGCTTTAGACTTAAACGATATTTTAGCTACACTTACCAAAGAACAATTACTACAACTACAATTAAACCTAAACTTAAATTTAGGTCAATAAATGTTCTCTCTCCTGCACCCAGAGGGCTAAGGCTAAGGCTAAGGTTAAAGCTAAAGCCCTCTGGGCTTTTTACTGTAAACGTTCAATTATTGAACAATTACCTGGAACCATTAACGGTACCAAGGACAAAAAAACGGTGAAACCGTAGTCTGGTTTCACAAAACTAAACTAAATAAGGAGCACAAACCACATGAAAGATAAGGAAGAGTCAAAGGTTGGATACTATAGATACTATTTCCAGTGCCACTGTGGAAAGTGCTTTTGGTCGTACGAAGAGCTAATGAAACATCAAGTTAAAGAGCACAAACTTAAAAACGGTTTGAGTAAAACAGAGCGGTTTTTCACGCTGAAATAAAGGAAGAAATAATTAAATATAAGAAAGGAGATAAACAATGGAACAGAAAGAAAGAGAAGAGTTACTCTCGGCGGAAGACGTTGCAAAGTACTTAAACGTATCAAAAGGGTTAATCTACAAGCTCGTAAGAGCAAACAAAATACCCTATCGGCGCATCGGCAATAAAACGGTGCGGTTTACACCTGAAGCTATCCATAAATATGTAAACGGTTTAGACAAAGGAGTAGATGAAGAATGAAAGCAGGGGATATAATAAAAGATAAACGTGGAACACTCGCCAAGGTGAACTGGATAGACCTCGAGACTCAAACCGCAGGGATAACCTACATCCACCCTGCGGCGTATGTCGGTGGGTCTAATGTAGTAAGCTTAGATGAAATAGAACGAAAGGATTTAGACTTCTCAAAATTAGACAAGAATGTACTAAGGGAAGCAATAGCTAAGCTTCGAGATAATCGAGCTAAAGCACAACCAGTTGAGCTCCATCGAAAGAAAACGAGTAGTAGTAGCAGTAGTACATCCTTAGACCCCGAAACCCTCAGACTACTGAAGGAAGCGGGGTTTAAGGGATGAAAGATTACAAGAACCTTCAATCAATAGAAAAAGACCTTTTATCTATACCACAGTTAATTGCTCCTAAGGACGTTTCTGCGATTGACGTTAGCTCAATTAAAGCTTATCAAATGTGTCCTATGCAATATTACTACAGGTATATCTGTGGCTTAGTCCGTGAGCGTCTAAACCCCGCCACAACCTACGGCGGTGCCTTCCACAAGGCATGGAATATTATGTACCAACAAATGAAGCATGGGCAAGCACCAGAGAAGAAAACTATAATTGGAGAATTCGTTAAGGCGTACCCAAGTGACTTAGACGAAACTCGTACTATAGCTAACGGTTCTCTAATACTCGATCAATATATCGACAAGTTCTTTGAAGAACCATTCGAGGTTATAGCTACGGAGAGTGGCTTCTGTATAGACTTGGGAGCTTTCGATTTTATCGGTAGAATGGACGGTGTTATAAAATGGCTCGATCGTATATTAGTGTTGGAGAATAAAACCTCTATGCGCCCATCGGCAGTCCTAAAGGAATTTGAATATGGAATACAAAGCATAGGTTACGCCTTTGCAGCGCACATGTTAGGTTATGACGATTGCCAAGGCGTCTTATTAAATGTAACAGCTGTGAATATGCCCAAAACCGAAGGTGCGATGAAGCGATGGGAAACAGAACGGTTTACTCGAAAGATAGTTACCGTTGACGAGCGCCAAGAGGCACAATTCTACTATCTATTAAACAAAACTATAGAAGATGTATGGAACGAACGGTTTTTCCCCAATCTTACTGGATGTTCGCTCTACGGTGAGTGTGAGTACAGCTCTATCTGTAAACATGGATGGGAATTAACTAAAGACTTCTATCAGGTGGAGGAGTGGAATCCCTTAAGCGAATCTGAGCCGCTTGAGGGAGGAATATGATAAAACGGTTTAAAATAGGAGGAGGTTAGTATGAAAAAGGTAAAATATGCAAGACTGTGGAAAGACCTGAGTGAAAATCATGGTACAGTAAGTCTGTTTTTTAACGGTCACACACAACTTGAGCAGTTCTGTAAACGGCACCAAAAGTCATTCACTTCAGCTTTTATTGACAACGAAATCAAACCATACGTATTTTACGTAAATATTGAAGATGTAGAAATAAAGATATTCTTTGGCGATGGCGACGAAAAAATTGATGTAGAAAAGCTTGCACTAAACACAGACATTCCTGTATACACCTGCCTCGTTGATTTTATACTACCAAGGTCAAGAAAGGAGGTAGCTCATGCCTAACACAAAAGATATAAGCACTGAAAACGTATTTAGAAGGTTTTTAATACTTGGGGCGCCAGGTACAGGTAAAACCACTTTCGCCTCTACCTTCCCCAAACCTTATTTCTTCGACTTCGACAACAAAATGTTAGTACTTGCTGGTAAAGACATCGACTACGACACCTATGCTGATACAGGTACTACCCCTAAAGCTTGGCGGGCGTTTATAGACAAACTCGAAAACCTATTAAAGAACCCTGTTGCTGAATACCAAACAATAGTCTTAGACTCATTCACTATGCTCCAAGAGATAGGTATGAACGAAGTACAACGAGTAAACGCCACCTACGGAAAGCCCGTCCAACTAAAGGAATGGGGCATCCTAAGCGGTATGTTAAACGATGTACTCTATATGCTCAAGGCTGTTACTACAATGCATGTAGTTGTTGTGGTGCATGAAGAGATAATTAAAGACGATGAATCTCGGGCGCTTTCTATAGTCCCAATGGCGATGGGCAAGCTCTCATCGTATATTTCTGCATTTTTCCACGAAGTATATCGGACTAAAACTCGGCGCACATCGAAAGGCATAGAATATTACATCGTAACTAAAGCTATAGATGGTGCACCAGGCAACACCACACTAAAGGGCTTATCTACCGAGGAAAAGCCAGACTTTAACCATCTTATGGCTAAGGATAAAGAATGGCATAATCAAAATAAACAATAGAAAGGAGGTTAGGGAAATGCGTAAGATAGTAAGTACGATAGAAGGTGAAGCTGTAGGTGTAGCAACAGCTGTAATACGCTTTGTAAAAGACAGCGACTGCACTATCTGGGCAGTAAACAAAGAGGACACAACTATGATGAAATTACTGCGCATGTCTGATAAATGTGGATGGTTTCCAATTAACAGTACAATGGTTAGTCCAATATTCATGTTCAATACTGTACAAGAAGCTGTCGAGAACGAACTTAAGGATAGCACATTATACCTTATTGATGACGAAGACTATGAAGAGATAGAGTCATTTATTATAGAAACATTAAAAAGTTTTACCTGCGACTAATCGCAGGAATTATAGAAAGGAGCTAAACGAATGGCAAAGTTAGGAATCAATTTACACGAGGTGGAGGTTAAATCGTTTGAGCCAGTGCCTGATGGAAGGTACTTAGCTCGGATAACCAGTGTTGACATTAAACAGAAGGATGAAAGCTCGGCGCCGTACTTAGAGGTACAATTGGAAATTACTGAAGATGGAGCCTATGTCAACCGTAGGTTGTGGCACTACGCTTCAACAAGTAAAGACGGACAGTTTAGGGTCAAACAATTGTTTGATGCGGCTGGAGTAGAGTATGGTGAAGATTGTGATACTGATGATTTACTCGGCGCCGAAGTCGTTGTAGCTGTTGCTGTGGAATCATATCAAGGCAAACTACGCAACAAAGTAACTGATGTGTTTAGTGTGGAGTAGTACAGGGGGCGCCGCTGTGCGCCCTTTAGCTTAAGGAGGCACACAAAATGATTTATGATGTTTTAGCACACCTACCCGATGGACAAGACAGTTATAAGGCTACCCAGATGTCTGTGGAAGAGGCACTTAAAGATATAGGGTGTGGGCATGGGGCACTATATGCGCTTAATGTACATCCTGAAGAACGAAACATCTTTATGATTTACTGGGCATCAAACGAGTGTGACAATTGTAACTGTGTATGGGAGGAGTATTTAGGTATCGGTATGCTTGACGGTTCACTGTTATTTAACTTTGGTTACGGTGATATGGTAAGGATTTTAAAGGATTGGTGCGCTGACCCAGACATGCGAGTTTACTTTATTATGGGTGTGGTGGAAGATTTGATAGAAGTTCTTTTTAACGCATACAAATAATGTTCTCTCCTCCTTGCAATGCCGAAGCGCTACTACAGGCTTCGGCCTTGTCTTATGGAGAGAAAAGGAGGAAGGTGGAAATGTCTAATGATAAAAAAGAACTGGTGAATTTTGGAATAGAAGATATTGTACTAAACCTTACTATGTTTTTGTGGCCAGATACCCACGTTAAAAAAGCAAGTTTAAACGGCCAATTTTACAAGCACATATGCAAAATGCAAAAAGGAAATTGGAAAGACTGGGACTGGGAAGATAGTCTTGAAGCCTCCATTATTACTGGAGCATACGAAGAATTGCCTGTCTATTATGTATTGCTAAAAGGGAAAAGAAAAATAATAATAAAAAATTGTTGCTGTAATGAATGTAGAACTGTTTGGGTTGACTATGTAGTTTTAAAGGAGGAATGAAGATGTTAAGAGGCGAGGAAAAAGATGTTTTATACGTTAAACAAGAATTAGCTATTAAGTGTCCAGAATGTAATATGCAATACATCATCTATGTGGTGATTGGAGAAAACGATGATACTCTTCTGAATCAGGAATATATACGATATTGTCCTTATTGTGGATATTCTACAGAAGGAAAAACAAAGGAGGAGGCTTAAAGTGGATAAAATTTCTGAGAAAGTTTTAACTTTAAAATATACTTGTTTTGTAGCACGCTGTCCAGAATGTGATAATGAATTTTCGGTGTTTGCGGTATGCGGTGGTTACTTAGACCCATACGTTTATCCTAACTACTGCCCTATTTGTGGATATAAATATCATTGGGAGTTCCAAGAGGCACATAGATTATTTTGTGAAGAAGTAAATAAAAGTTTAAATAAGGAGGAAGAAAAATGAGAGAAATTAAATTAAGTCTTATTTTGATTGAGGAGGGAAGCGATGAATAGTAGTTTAGGTTTAATTTTGGTAATGGCATATGCGATGGGTTGTCAAATAGAAGAAATGACAGAAGAAGCGGTTGGAAGGGACAATAAGAAATCATGCAATAAATGTGAAAGATTTTCACACGACGATGAGTGCCTATTCTGTCATGGTGATAAAAAGGATTATTTGTTGGGGTTGTATGACGAAAAAGAAGATTTTAAGGTTAAAGTTCCATTATGGTGTCCTTTGGAGGTCGAAAATGAGAGAGCTTAAATTTCGAGTATGGGATTTAATTACCAAAACTATGCAAGACGTACCAGCTATTTTTTATGCCAGCGGCGAGAAATTAAAAATGGTTAACATGAGCGAAAACAGGCGTTTTGAATTTATGCAATATACGGGGTTAAAAGATTCAAAGGGAAAGGAAATATATGAGGGTGATTTTGTCCGATACTATGAGCAAGGGTATGACCCAAATGAGCAAGACGATGAAGAACAGTTGGCTCCAGACACAACAACGGTACTGATTTATTGGAACGATGATGGAAAATGTTTGGCGATTAACTGGAGATACGGAGAAATTGACATAACATCTGTGGGATGGGGGCATGAATGGATTCTCAATTCGGAATATGATTATCATGTAGTGATAGGTAATATTTATGAAAATCCAGAACTATTAAAGAATGAGTGTAAAATGTCTATATGGGAGAAAACAGGTGGGTTTTCCCCTCACTTGGTATTAGAAGGTGAGGGGTTTTATATTTCGTATAACTACAATGCATACAATGGGCCTTTCATGGAGACTACGGAAGAAACCGCATTAGTAAGAGAAGGAAGAAACGGCAATGTATATTACATTTTAAATGGTGATTTTAGGAAGGAATATGAAAAGCTGGTACCGCAGGGTTTCGAGGCATGTTTAAGGTTTTTCAAAGAAAAAGAAAAATATTATGGTAGCGAGTGGTCAACTGATGAGGTCGAAAATGGACAAAGCAATTAAGCGTTATCAAGCGGTATGCCCATATTGTACGATTGTATTGAAGTATGTGCTACTTGCTGATGGGAAGAAACGGATGTGGAACCAATGTAAACATTTCTATTGTTTCCGTGGTGAGCACACCGTTTGCTTTTGTACTACACAAGATGTTGAAGTGGAGGAGGTAAAATTATGAGTCTATATAATATGTTGTTTGGTAAAAATCCTAATACTGATATTATCCTTGCCCTCGTGGGCTTGAAAGAAATTGATGTTGAGCGGTTCCGTGATTGCTGGATAAGTTTTGAGACAAAAGAAATATATATTTATGCCCGCACTGGTGGAGGCAACAGGAGTGATTACCCACAAAAGGCACTCTATGAAAACCCTTATTTCAAAACTACATATGATGATAATTACGATTCTACGTATGCAATATTTGTATTCCGTTTTCCAGAAGAAATTGAAGAAGAAATTTTTGCGTTACAAGACATTTTCAATAAAGGGATTCCAGCAAGGCTTATGCAATGGTTAGTAAAAACTTTAAATAGAGAGCCAACCGATAATGACATTTGGGAGAAAAACCATGATGAACAATTGAGAATTATAGATGATCTGAGAAAGAATGGTCATTGTTCAGAGGATTTTAATGGTCATACTATTGTCCCCTTGTCGGACTTTGGGATGGAAAGAATACTCATGGCAATGGAAGAGGCGGATGGGAAACTTTTGCCTTATTATTATGTGTTGCCATTGCAATTGAAAGTTGAGATAAATGCGCCGAAGTACAAGAACATAGACAAATGGAAACCAGACTTGGAACAGGACAAACACCGAGTGTTGATTACGTTGCCAGAGGGGTGGCCAATTGATGATGAAATTTGGGAACGATGGAAAAAGAAATTCGGTGAGAAATATCCAAAGTCGATAGCCAGCATTGAGAAGGATGTAATGAAAAAAAGTTGAGGAGGCAAAAATGCCTAAAATTAAAAAGAAGACGGTAGAAGACTATTTTTTGATTGAAGTGCCTGGTTCTATTGAGCCGCTTACAACAAAACATTATGTGCTCTTAACACAAGAACAATACGAATCTGACATTAAAAAAGCCTTTGAAGCTGGGTGTATCATGACGGTTAAAGAAGACCTTGGTACTTCAGGACTGCCAACTCGAAGTTGGATAGACAAATTGTATGAACAGTGGCGAAAGGAGGATCCAAATGTATAAATATCATGAAGAAGTAGATTTCGAGGTTTTAGTGGGAAAGATAATAACAGAAATTATCGATATTCCCGATGGGTTAATATTTAAAACCAGCGATGGCAAAGAATATGAAATGTATCATAATCAAAACTGTTGTGAAAGTGTGTATTTGGAAGATGTTTGCGGAGATTTAGATGATTTAATCGGTTCTGAAATAGTAACAGCAAGGGTTACAACAAACGGTGCTTTGCCACCAATTGACGATAACGAATCCTATACCTGGACATTTTACGATTTGGCAACAAGGAAAGGAGCTGTCACGCTACGGTGGTATGGTACATCGAACGGGTATTATTCGGAAGAGGTTAATTTTGCCGAATTGATAGAAAGGTAGGAGGTGAATAATGAAAACCTGTAATAGCTGTAAATATTTATATTTCAAATATGGGGCATCTGATGAAATGGTGTTGGAGGCCTTAAACTTCATGTTAGAATATATTAATGATAATTTGTTACTCCCTTATAGTTTAAAAGAAACATTACAGGCAAGAAAAGTAACATCATTGTTGTCCGAGATAAGACAAGCTAAAAATATGCTCATAACAAAAGAAAAATACAAGGATGGTATGAAGAAAACGTGTAATGGGTGTGAGTATTTTGTGTCTGTGCAAAAAAGACTTGGAGAGAATTATGCAATTTGTGATCTCCATAGAGATCGTTTATCATTTGGCTGGACACAAAATGGTGAATCAGTTTCAATCCCTAAATGGTGTCCAAAGAAGGAGATAGAACAGAACGACGAAGTAATATGGGACGATTATGATAGCTACTACGTTTAAAGAAAGGAAGGTGTTTGTCAATGACAATAGCTAAGGTTATATTTATATTGTTTGTTGTGGGCTATGCTACTATGGAAATTATAGATTATTGTAAATGGAAAGGATGGCTATAATGGAAGACTTAAATAAAGATGATTTTATTGAAGAACATGAACATGTAGATACATCAATGATACCTATGCATGAGGGTAAGTACGTACCTATTGAATTAATAAAGGTCTCTGATCGTATACGAGAGGACATGGGGGAAATAAACGAACTTGCCGAAAGTATAAAAGAATTTGGTTTACTGCATCCAATATGTATAGATAAGGATTATAATTTAGTTGCTGGTGAACGGCGCCTAACTGCCTGTAAGCGTTTGGGCTTAAAAGAAATCCGTGTGCAATTTCTGGAGGAACTCGACAACCTAACCAAAAAACAGATAGAGCTTGAAGAGAACCTTCGGCGAAAGGATTTTACCTGGATTGAAGAAATAACAGCAAAGGCTGAGATTAATAAGATAATGCAAGAGATTCACGGCAAGGCTTCTGCTGGGCGCCAAGGTGGATGGGGATTGCGTAACACCGCAGATTTACTTGATGTAAGTTTAGGTGGGCTGTCCCAAGACATCGAACTCGCTGAGGCACTCCAGTACTTTCCTGAGTTAGCATTAGAAAAGAGCAAGACTGTGGCACACAAGAAATACCATCGAATGCTCGAGGATCGTATTAGGTTAGAGTTATCGAAACGAGGGGATTTTGCTGTAGATAAAGCTAACATTATCTTGGGCGATGCTTACGAAGAGTTAAAGAAAATGGAAGACGAATCAATCGATTTAATTTATACTGACCCTCCATGGGGAGTAAATGTGGCAAAGTCGATGGGGTCGAAAAGAGCCGTTAGTACAATAGAATTCAACGACTCGACAGATGTTTTTGTGGAGCTGGTTGAACTGTGTGTAGAGGAATGGTATAGGGTGTTGCGTGATGGTAGGTTCATTTATATATGGTTTGGGTTTTCCCATTACCAAGAGCTATTGAATATACTTAACAGTGCAAAATTTACTGTGCGGCCAGTACCTATTATTTGGGATAAGCAGATGCATGGTGGTGTGCTTGGTCAACCAAAACTTGTACCATCGTATGAACCGTGTATTCAAGCTTGGAAAGGCGCATTTCCTGGGATGGAGTGGTCAATGCCTGACCTTATATCAGTAACTCGTACGGAGACCCGTAAACGAATTTACCATCCATTAGAACATCCTGTTGAACTCGACCGAAAGATAATCGAGGCTTCTACACGGTTAGGAGATGTTGTATTGGATTGTTTTGCTGGTGGTGGTACGGTGTATGAGGCATGTGTTTTGGCTGGGCGTGTGCCGATAGTAATAGAAGAAAGCCCTGAATACCACGCCGCAATACTGGAGCGTGCTGCAAATATAAAATTAAACGAGGAGGTTTCTGAAGATGATATGTAATGTTGTTTTACCAGAAGAATCAAAAAAGGTGTTTGTGCAACAGGCCGTAGATGGTTTTACTTTTGATGCACATGCTGTATTTGCTGTTTTATGTAAAGCTGCCCCCCCTGCAGTTGCTAAGCTACTACGACTATCCAACAATAAATACGTATGGGACATGTTGTCTGTGGTGGGGGACAGTAGTAACACACAGTATGATTCAGCGGAAGGTGCAATAGTTAATGTGCTTCGTACCGACAATAAAGTATATACTGTAACAGAGGATGACATACTTACTTTTCTGGAGAATTTCATAACTGGAAAGATTATTCAATGAAAGGGAGGCTTTAAATGAGTAGGATTGTAAAAGCTGAAGGTCCAAGGAATGCTAAAATAGTTTTAGTAGGCGAAGCCCCTGGTAAAGAAGAAGAGCGTACAGGAAGACCATTCGTTGGTGCTGCTGGTAAGATTCTTGATAACCTTTTGACGGTGGCGGGCATCCCTCGAGAGGAGTGTTACATAACAAACGTAATAAAAGAGCGTCCTCCAAACAACGACTTCAGTATATACTACAAGGACAGCCGAGGCACTAACCCAACCGAAGAACTAATAGATGCACGTGTAGATGTGCGTGACGAAATCCGTGAGGTAGACCCATATCTTATTGTCGCTTTAGGGAATGAGGCTCTTAAAGCACTAACTGGTGAAACTGGTATAATGGACTTTCGTGGAAGTGTACTACATGCTGCTATTGCAGGAAAGATATATAAAGTAATCCCTGTTATTCATCCAGCGATGCTTCTGCGGATTTGGGAATACGCCGCAATATCAGAACTCGACTTTCACAAGATAAAGTACGAGAGTACTTTTCCAGAAATAAGGTTGAAGTCAAGGGACTTTGTAGTTGTAAAAGACCTTCCAACCCTATATCACAACCTAAAATACTTAGGCTCAAAAGAATACCTTAGCTTCGATATTGAAACGGTGAATAATCATGTTGATTGCGTCGGTTTTGCTGGTGAGGACAGCTTTGCTGTAGTTGTACCAATTAGCAAAAACAGCCAAAACCTATGGTCATCTGAGGATGAGCTTATTGTATGGCAAGAATTGAAGAATCTGTTAGAGAACGACCAAAAGAAAATAGCCCAAAACGCATCGTTTGACATGACTATATTATACTACGACGCTGGAATAGAAGTACAAAATCTATGGATGGATACGATGAATGCATTTCATTGTGTATATAGTGAACTCCCAAAGAACCTTGGGTTTATTACTTCGCTGTATACTGACATACCTTACTATAAAAACCAGATAAAGGTTAACCGCTGGCGGTATAATGCAATGGATGCAATGGCAACCTACGAAGTAGCAATGGCTATTGAACAAGAGCTAAAGGACGAAGGTTTATTAGAGTTTTACCACAACTACATTAACGATTTAATTGTTCCGTACATGAAGACATCGAGAATAGGATTAAGGGTAGACTTAGAAAAAAGGGAAAGGGTCGCCGAAGAGACGGAACGCTTGGTCGCCGAAATGGAGAAGGCCTTAAGTGCTGCTGTAGGACATGAGATAAATGTTATGAGCCACAAACAAATAAAAGAACTATTGTATAATGATATAGGTTTACCTCCAGCGACTAACCGCAAGACAGGAAAAACAACCGTTGATGCCAAAGCTTTAGAGGTATATGCGAGGAAACATCCATCACTGTTGTTTGATTTTATTCTATCAATACGCACCAAACGAAAACTATTATCGCAATATTTAAGAATGCCTGTAGACGATGATGGTAGAATACGTACTTCTATTAACATTGCTGGAACAGAGACAGGACGAGTCAGCAGCTCGGCGACCGTTTTTGGAACTGGTGGCAACTTACAAAACTTTCCCAAAGGCGCTTGTCGAGAAACAGTACTCCCTTCTGAGGGTTGTGTATTTATACAAGCCGACCTTTCTCAAGCTGAGGCACGGTTGGTTGCAGCGTTCGCACAAGAGTCGAATATGCAAGAAATATTTGACTCAGGTAAAGACTTTTATAAGGTGTATGCTTCACTGAGATACGATGTTTCGTACGATGAGGTGACGAAGTCACAGCGAACTATGGCAAAGCGTTTAGTCCACGCAACCAACTATCGCATGGGGGCCAAAACCTTTGCAGACCACGTCGGCATATCACAATCTCAAGCTAAGTATGAACTTGAGCAGTACTTTAAGCATTTTCCTAACCTTCAACGGTGGTTTGATAAGGTAGAAAACGAATTAAAGAAACAGCGCTACCATAGCAATCCTTTTGGTCGTAAGCGTAGGTTCTTTGGGCGGTGGAGTGAGCATCTAAAAGCCGAGGCCGTAAACGACTATCCACAGGGAACAGTAGGCGACCTTATGCACCATGCCTTTCTCAAACTATACTATGGCTTACCCCAGACCTTCAGTGACACTACTCCTACACCGAGAGTTGTGTTACAAGTTCATGACTCTTTATTAGTAGAATGTAAAGACGATCCTATTGTTGCTGATGCGGTGAGCAAGTATGTTGTGGAGTGTATGACAATACCCATTAATATTGAGGGCAGGATTGTTACTATACCTGTCGATGTTAAAGTTGGTAAAAACTGGAACGAGGTGAGTTAATGTGAGACTATTACAGGAAGCGCCCCCAGATGAATTTAAGCTTATAACTGGTGATGAACATAGACATTACACTTATATAGTAGCAACTAAAAAATCAGGTGGGGTGGTTAGTGTGTTAATGCTAACCTTTGACCCTGTCCGAGATTTATTTGGTTGGTCTTCTATGTACGGATACCCAGTGCTTTTGCCACAGAAAAGCTTTAAAAATGCTGTAGCAGAAGCAATTGTTAATGGATGGAAGGTACATGCCTTAGAAAAAATAGATGAACTGAAAGCGCTCATAGAAAATGAAGAGAGAATGTAAAGATGGATGGATACAAACCTACCTTGCATCTACAGAAGGACAAGAATCTCCAACACACTTTCACTTGTGGGTGGCGTTGAGTGTTCTTGCGGCGACGGTTGGCAGACATGTGAGTTTACCAAGAGGGTACTATGAATTAATCCCAAACCTATATGTAATAATTGTTGCAGTTAGCGCTGAGTTACACAAGTCCACAGCGGTACGAATGGGAAGGAACATCTTAGACGACATGAACAAAGCCTTACCAGAAAACGAATTTAAGGTAAATGTCTTCTCACAGAAGCTCACACCACAAGCCTTGCTTCATTATATGGCAGAAAAACCTGAAGCCCAAGCAATAGCTGTTTGTGAAGAGCTTACAACTTTTTTAGATGTAAATGCTATAAACAGCGGAATGGATGCGGTATTACTTGAACTATATGATAACCCTTCTCCATTCGTTTATACCACCTTAAAACGAGGCGATGAGGTTTTGCATAATGCGTCGTTGTGCCTTTTGGGTGCCACAACACCCACCGCATTGAAGAAGAGCTTCCCTTTGAATACGATAGGCGAAGGCTTGACCTCCAGAATAAATTTTGTGTATGGGGACAGACCACGTGCACCACAAGCGCACCCCCGACCACCAGAAGGGTATGAAGAAACCAAGCAGAAGCTTATCGCAGATTTAGTTCGCATACGGTCTTTAGATGGTGAGTTTAGGTGGGGCAAAGGCGCATGGGACTGGTACGAAGCATGGTATAACGCACACTATATACGGGATGCAGACAGCCCGTTGGACGCTGCTTATTGGACACGTCGAAGAGACTTTGTTTTAAAGTTAGCAATGCTTGTCTCAATCTCGTATGAAGATACGTTAGAATTAACTGTACCACATCTTGAAGAGGCAGTTAATATTCTGTCGGCGCATGAACATGGGTTACCTAAGGTAGAGCAAGGGATTAAGATAACGGATTTTTCTAACGTTGTAGAAAGTGTGTATAATATAATTGAGGCGAATGGAGAGATTTTACACGCAGACCTACTACGGAAGGTGTCGTATTATTTGGAAGAAGGAGCAACTACTTTTAATGCTATAATATTCTCGTTGAAGGAAGAAGGACGTATTGAGCAGATAGATGAGGGTCGGCGGCGAATATATAGGGTACGCCGATTTGGACTGTAAATGTTCAATTTTTGAACGTTTGGAGGCAAACCATAAATTTATAGTAAAGGGGCGCCCTCCCCCTGTAATAGCGAGGAGGGCGTCGGGAGGTTAGGCGGACAGGGTCATATCTATTTCCACACTTGATGTCCAATAAAGGCACCAAGGAAAAATGCAACAACAAAAGCGAGGAATATTGCCATTCTCATCACCTCCTAAAATAAGTGTAAACCATACTTAAGTACTACAATTGCAATTACAATAGCCAAACCCCAAAAGAATACATGTCTCATTCCTTTTCACCTCTTTCATGTAAACCATCTTTATCGTAATACCAAGGTACTTTAGTTTCTTCTATTGGTGGAGGTTCTGCCTCTTTCATCTGCTCTCGCCACCAATCTTCATCTTTGTTTGACTCTACAAACTCTTTAATCATTCGTATATATTCCTCATTCCTTTTCTCTAATTCTTCTGCGAACGCCTTCTCCAACATATACGCTTGATAATCCTTGATGTACTCCGTCAACTTATCATAATCATCAACAACTACGCCCCGTGCACCTAACCAACTTAAGAAATCCTTTAGGTTAGCTGGGCTACTTAAATAGCCCCCGATTAGTTTTTTGCTATATCAACAACGACGCCAGCCTTCATTTGTTGATATGCCGAACGTACCGCTTTTTCTACTTCAGGCGAAGCTACTTCATATCCTGCTTCAACTAATGCATTTTGTACGTAGGCAACAACTGCTGCGAGCTTTTGGGCGCCAGAATTATCAGGGAAAGCATCCTTAGCCCAATAGACCCCATCTCTTGCTAACTCCCACAACTTTCGATACTTCTGCCATTTGATTTGGTCAATCCCCAATTTACCAAAAATAAACGTCAGTATCGCTGGAAGTGCAACTATTAAAATCGTCTGAATAATTGATGTCCAGTCCATGGTAAACCTCCTTTCTTAAATATATTATATAAAATCTAAAGTAAAATCTTTATAAAACTCCCTAACATTAGGAAGCCAAAATTTATTGTTTGGGTGTAAACTTGGGCAACAGTACTTAGTCCCAAAGTATTCTATCCAATCTACAAAATCATCTTTACTCTTCCCCTTAACACATGTTAATGTATTATTGTGCCATCGTTTTGTGTCCTTTATAATTGTTGCCATTGCCCACTCTGCTTGTATAACTAAATTAGTATCAACGGCTTGGGGATGCATTATTCCAAATTCTACACCTGCTATTCCATTCTCCTGCTTTCGGATAGCTAACATAAAGGCATGCACATCTACTTCAAACGGATATTCAACGCATTGGTTAATGTGCTTATCTATCTCAGCTTGAATAACCGCAAAGATAGTAGGGATTTCCAACGGGTATGGGAAACGGTCTTTAATGTTCTGCCAGTTTAACATTGGAACCTCCTTAATGATGGTTTTTCGTATACAGAAACACGTTAATAATTGAAACTGCTATAGCTGAAAAAAGACTGATGAGTAACCCATACATCAACCCTTTTATCTGCATCACCCCTTCCATGTTTTTTTCAATAACCCTGATTCTCTGTTCGTGGTCAACGAGTAAGGTTGTGCTTTGTTCGGCCTGTACTTTCCCCAACTCCAACTTTTGGATTCGAGCATCGAAGCTACACAAAAGGTTATTCATTGCGTTGGTTTGCGTGATAAGATAGGTGATGTCTTTTTTTATTTCAGCAAGAGTGACGTTTTCGATGTCAGCACAAGCCACAGGAGTGACAACCAACAGCACAACCAGAATCGACAGTACTACCATTATTATTCGCTTATTCATTTAATCACTTCCTCATTGTTGTGTTGTGTAGAATTGTTCCCATTCTGGAAATTGCGTAAGTGGATCAACCCATTTACCATTGACCTTTAACTGAATATGTACATGAGGATATGTTCCTTCAGCGTTACCAGTCATACCCACATCTCCAACATAATCACCAAGCCGAACCTCTTTTCCTTCTGTTAAGTCCTTCGGTAACTTCTTAAAGTGTCCTAATACTACATAATTGTTTTTATCAGTGCCGATACGTACCCAGTTTCCTAAAGTGCCATCATACCCATATCCCTTATCGCCCTTACTTAAGCTTAACACCTTCCCAGCTGTTGGAGTAGTAAATGGTGTTCCTTCAGTATAGGCAAGGTCTAAGCCTAAGTGTGTACCAGTTGTATAAGGTCTTGCCGCTCCAAACTTTGCGGTTTCAGGTTTAGGGGACGGTTGCGGTGTAGGAGCACCTTCAACAGAGAACTCAAGAGCAGCAGGTTTGACTGTTGTTGGAGTGGGTGCACCAGTCTCTCCTACACTACTTTCCCAAGCAACTTGTTCTGGGGTTACAGACGTTGTTGGAGTTGGAGCTTCTATCGATGTTGGGGTTTCCGTTGCTGTTGGGGCTTCTGTTGGTGTGGGAGCTTCTGTTTGTTTTAACCCTTTATACTCGGGGGCGAAGGTCTGTAACACAGCTCTCGCCACATCTTTAGGAATCGGATCCATCTCAGTGAGTGCCTCGAGTACCCGTTTCTTTACATCGTCTAATCCTGTAGATGAAATAGTTGACTGTTGTTTTGTGCGTTGTCTTAATTGATTATAGGCTTGAGCTTCTTGTAACAGTCTACGTGCAACGCCTGAAGCCTCCTGCGAAGTCATCGTTGTGGGTGGCGCTGCAGGTGTTGTCATTGCACGCACACCTACAGCTGGTGTAGTAGGAGTGGCTTCGCCGAACCTAAAATCCTCCTGTGCAAGCTTGTTTATCATGGAAGGGCCTGTTGTTGAAGCAGAAGCGCCTCCCCCCAGCCGTCGATTAATTGCTTTTATTTCTTCAAGGTCAGCATAAATTTGTTCTAACCTGGGGTTAGTTCTTGTAGCCATTGTTACACCTTCTTTCCATCGGGCATTCTATATATTCCACCAATATGGGTATACCCTGCAGCTTTAAACGCATTTACATCTTTTAACTTTGCCATTGGTATGATGTCCCAATAATTGACCAATCGATAAATCACGTCTTTGTATATAGTCATAGCATGAGCTATTGTAGATAAACCGTTCCATCGCCATCCTACCGTCATATATGACTCGAAGCCTAATGCACGGTGGATTGCATCAGCTAAAAACAAATGCCACCCGTCGCAGTCTCCTTTTTTGCTGTGGAAGAACTCATCAGGGGTCTCCCAATAATCATTTTTACCGTACTGTACAGAGTCGTATTCGTAAGTGCAATCATCAAAAAATCTATGTACGTCCTCAAAAGTGTGCTGTTGGGATAACCATAGTAAATATTCTGGTGATGGTGTAAATTTTTGTACTTTAGAACGAAATATACACATTTTCTTACTCCTTTACTTTTTACAACCTATTGAATAAATAACGACAACTAATAAGGTAGCTATCATTGCCACATAGTACCAAAAGCTCATTCTACCTCACCTTATTTTGCACTACTTATCTTTAATGCTTCAACGTCATCTTTTACTACATCAAGGTCAGCTTCTAATTTTTCAACCCGCTTCTCTATTGGTGGAGGGAAGGTTGCAATTATATCATCCACTACAGTAGAAGTAGTTTCTGTTCCCATTACTCGTTTAATCCATTCACCTATTTTAGAATCTTCTCCATCAACTCTTATATACATAAAGCCGTCTTTTTCAGCCAACACACTAAATTGTAATTTGCTGATTTCCCAATCATTGTGTATTATAAAACCTTTTCCGCTACTTGCTGATGGGACTTTTGCATATTTGGTAGACATTCTGTTTCCTCCTTTCCTATACCATTAGATTCTAAGAATTGAATAATGTTTTCATCAAATGCTTGATATACCTTATCCAAACAGCCTCTTTTTCTACACTCTTTTATTCCCTTATCTAATTGCCCAATCAAGTTCCATCGTTCAGGAGGTGAACCACTATCACCCATTGCAAACAACTGATTTATCCAACGTTGAGTGTAGGATACAAGTTGATGTTCATTGACGTCATCAGGGCTACAAACAATCTGTAACCCATCCTTTATATCCTGCCACTCAATTAGCTCTCTAATGCGCTCCCTTGCTACTCTTTCCATACTTAGCTTCAAAAATTCTTTTTTCTCAATCTCAATCTGTAGCAATTCCCTTTCTAAATCGTCTTCTTCATTACTTAGTTGCCTCTCAAGCTTTAATATCTTAATATTATTTTTACGATATTCAAAGCTGAGATTAAACAGTTCCTCAAACATAACCGACTGCTCTCTAATCGCCTGCCAGTACTTACTGTCAGATGTAGGAAATTTAACATCATTGAGTACTGATACTTCCATTTCTGTGCGAGTGCGAAAAACTTGTGAGTGCGTATAGGCGTGTAGAAGTTGTGGCTTAATAGCACTTAAATTTTCTATGTCGTCATTTGAAATTAGATTTGATGATTTAATAATGTCTAAATAATCCATATCTTCCTCCTTTATAGACGACACCAACCACCATATTCTTCAGTTGCAGCAGAAAAACTACCTGTATCTCCACCCATACACAGACCCGCATCCTGTGTTCCGGCTCCAGCAAGATAGCGCCTTGAAATTATTAAGTTTCCACCAGCAGACCAAGATGTGCCATTATATTCTTCAGTTGCAGCAGAAAAACTACCTGTATATCCACCCATACACAATCCAGCATCCTGTGTACCGGCTCCAGCAAGAGCGTTCCTTGCAGTAATTAAGTTTCCACCACTTGACCAAGATGTGCCATCATACTCTTCAGTTGCTGCAGAATAACCACCTGATGCATATCCACCCATACATAGACCAGCATCCTGTGTACCGGCTCCAGCAAGAGCGTTCCTTGCAACTGTTAAGTTTCCACCAGATGACCAAGATGTGCCATTATATTCTTCAGTTGCAGCAGAAAAACTACCTGTATATCCACCCATACATAGACCAGCATCTTGTGTACCAGCACCAGCAATATAGCGCCTTGCAGTAATTAAGTTTCCACCAGCAGACCAAGATGTCCCACCATATTCTTCAGTTGCTGCAGAATAACTACCTGTATATCCACCCATACACAATCCAGCAGTTTGAGTTCCAGCACCAGCAAGACCCGACCTTGCAGTAATTAAGTTTCCACCACTTGACCAAGAACCCAGTATTCTAACCCAGTTATGCAACCAGTTTTTAACTGGCATGCCTACATTTGCTCTGTCTCTTATCATTTTGTTTACCCTATTCGATTGACATAACCGTGAATACAAATTACGTTTGCAGTAGATGCAAATGCCTTTACCACCAATGAATTTTGAAGCAATAATCCTGGTATCACAAGTATCAGTCCTGACTCTCCTGGGATGGTTAATTCTATATTCCCATTAGGGGCAGTTGTCTCACCCCATTCGATGGTAAGCTTAACATCAGAGTTTGAACTATTTACTGCATAAAGCCATATTTCATCAAGGGATGAAGTGCCTGCAACTGCTGTGTGAATAGTTGTGCCAGGGGTAGCTGTCGCAGCAACTAATATAGCCTTTCCATTTGTAGAACCACTCAAAAGAGTTTTAGTAAAAGTTGCCATACGTTTATCCTCCTATCCAAATATCTGTGAACCTAAAACAACCTGGTCAAGTGCAATTCCGTGAGTATCTACATAATTCTTTGTTGCAGCGTCCTGTGCCAAAGTAGGGTCAGTAACATTGATAATTTTGTGAGAGTTCATATCGATATTTGCCGTTATAGCTCCAAGTGTGGTATCTGTGCCTTGCGTATGCTTTTTATCAACTGCATCTTTGGCATCAGCAACCGCAACTTGATTAGCGCCACCTTGGTCTAAATATTGGTCTTTGTTTTGCTCATGTTTTTTGGTAATAGCATCTCCTAATGCTGCCTCAGTAATAGTTATTGTTTGTCGTATCGCATCATTAGTTGCAGCTGGGGCAGCTAATCCTGTTATCTTATGGCTGTTCATATTAATATCGTTGGTCATTGCCCCCAGTGTAGTGTCAGTACCTTGGGTATGACTTGCACTTGCTAAGGCGGCAATTTTATAATCATGAGAACTTGTGATAGCAGAGCTGTTGACTCCTACTTTTGCTTCCAGCGCCGCCAGTATAGATTCGATAATATCAAATGCTTCCGATGGAACAGCTTGACCTGTTTGTCTATCGGTAGTTAACGTATCTAAACTTGTTGGAAAATTACATCCAGTTTTTGCCATTGTATCACCTACTTATGTTCAGTCCATGAACTCGTTTTTTTAGTGTGTTCTGTCCATGTGTTGTCCGTTTTAGTACCTTCTGTCCAACTTATTGCTTTCTTTGTTAATTCAAGCCAATAACGTAATGAATCTCGTACCCTTAAAGTAATTAATAAATTCTTTATGGCGGTGGTAGCTTTAGTATCAACAACGCTAAGGGTAATACTAAACCTTGACACAATTTTATTGATTTTGCTGTCTACAACAGCCACTGCTATAACTAAGGCATGGTTTGCTGATGTTATAATAGAATCAGCCATAGCTGCTGTTTCATATAACAACAAGGATGCAGAACGCACAATGTTATCTACAATTGAAACCGCCAAAGCTAAGTTTAATGACGCACCACTTACAATAACATCAACAACAGCTACCGCTTCACTTAAGGCGTGGTTTGCCACTTTAGTAATTGAATCAACAAAAGCAACAGTTTCGCTTAATGTCAATAACATAGAACGTACAACGCTGTCTATAGTTGAAACTGTTAAAGCTAAGCTTAACGATGCACTTTTTACAATAGCGTCAACAACAGCTACTGCTTCACCTAAGGCATGGTTTGCTGTTTTAGTAATAGAATCAACAATGGTTACTGCTTCACCGAGAGCCCGTTCAGCAACCGTTGTTTTAGCGTCTGCAACAACAACCCCATCACCTAAGGCAACATCACCACTGTTTGCCAAAGAATCAGATGTGGCACAGGTTAAACTGTCGGTTAACGTGCCTCGGTCAAACACACCCACATCAAACCCTTGAGTATCATCATCAAATGTGCAGGGGGGAGTATACTCTGCCATCGGATTTACCTATTAACTCAACGTTAAAGTTGCTACAATTTCTAACGAGTCTACAGTTATGGCGGGAAACCCTGCAGTGTTCAAGAGTGTTCCACCAGTTGAGTTGTTGAGTAAGCCATACTCGGTTGCCGCTGATACCGTAGTAAAGGTCGAAGTAAAGGTACAGGTCTTCGTACCTGCAGTATGGGCATATGTCGCCGCCACTCTCTGGCTTTCTGTGGTTAGGGTTGTTGCTGTCGCATCACCAACAACACCAGAACCAATGGCCATATGAGTAATTTTACCTGGTTGGGTGGGGTTTCCAATAACGGCACAAATAAAGTCAAAGCCAGCATTGGTAATTAAATTCTTTACGTGCTTTACCCATAACACCTTTCCGTTCTTATCTCGCCCAGTGAGGGTAAGAGTTCCTCTAATTCCTATGTTTTGATTTGTGGGATGTACATTAAACCGCTTTCTTATTTTTTCAAACATCGTAATTCCTCCTATTCATTGTATAACGTTTTACTGTACTCATCTAATTGCTTTTGGTACTTTTCTAATTGTTTGTAAAAGTTTTTTATCATTCGTCCTCGTGCCTCAGGGTCTTTTGTTTTAATCAATGCGTCTGTATAAGCTTTCTCTAACTGTCGCATCGTTCGTAACAATCTTTGATCCTTAGTGGCTCCAGTATAATGAAAAACAAAAGGCTCTAACGCATACGCCCAAAGCTTCCCTAAGCTCTCTTCATATGCTTTCCACTCAGCCTGGGCTGAAATTCTTTCTTCTGGCGTGCGTGTTACTGTATCTACAACTGGTTTAGTAATAGCTATAACTTCCTTTGTAGCATAGCGTAAAATGTCAAGCATTCTTCGGTCTGGGTCATCCCCAAAGGTATATACTTGATTATTATAATTGTGGTATATATCATACCCAACACGTAACAACGGCGTAAGCTCTGGTCGAACGGCCTTCTCCATAAATGTGGCTGCTTGGTTAAGCTTTGGTGAATCTATTATTCCTTTTGCTCTGTAATAGTACCTGCTTAAGAGATTGAAAGGGTTTGATATTGTAATTGCAAGTTCTCTTGGGCCTTCATCAGTTTCTACCCGTTTAGTATATTTACGAAAGACTTCCTCTTCCTCGAACCCCATACTTTTGAAGAAGGCTGTAATTCCTAAAGACATTCCAAGTGCAGCCACAGCACCTTGTGCATACTGTTTATCAAGTGGTGTTGCGGTCTTAGGATGAAATGCTGTATTAACTACACCTTTTGCCATTTCTCCATATAGTTTAAACATTGTTATTTTAAATGTTGGTGTGAAAAGAAATGCATTTAATGCTTTTCTGGTGTCTGGTGGAACACTGGCATAATCCGCATGGAACATTGCTGCGGTTTGTGCTGAATCTCGTTCGTTAAAGCCGAGGTCTCTGTAATGGTTGTATGTCATCAAACGCACAAACTCATCCAGTTGCCAAGCCGTCTGCCACGATAACTCATACACCGCCATTAGTGGATTCTTTACTTTATCTCCTATTGCCTTCGTTAATGTTTCGTTGCGTATCAATGATGCTACTTTTCTGTTGTACTCGTCGAAGCGTAAAGAAAAGGGTTTACTTGCAAGACCGTTCTCTAAGGCTGCCCAATACTCTGGTGATTTATCTCTCATCATCTGATATGCGTCTTTAATATATCTGGGAGTGTTCTTACTAAAAAATGTACCAGCAACTGCTGCTTGCATTACGTCATACATCGGTAAAAACACAGGATTGTAAAAGGCCATCATTTTAGTTATGCCGACGAGGTGATGCCATGCACTTGTTGCACCTCTCTGATTAACGGCGCCAAAATATGCTGTAAGCATATTATTGAACTCGGGGTTAATGCGCATACCTTTTAGTTGTGGTACGTAACGAGCGGTAAACGAAACCCATCCATCAGGAGCTTGGGCTTCAGGGACAACCAATCCTTCTGCAGTTGCCGACTTAAATATCTGACCCAAAGCATAAACCTTAGACATCCGTGCGGTGTACTCTCCCACAATCTTTCTAATATCAGCTTGTTCCTTCGTCATTACTCCAGCATCAACTAAATCTTTTACTAATACTGTTGTTCGATTCCATTGGGGTAACGTACGCAAAAACTTTTCATAAACTGTTTTATTTGTAGCAAAAAGCATCTTTACTGGTACAGACACAAAAGACATCTTTAACGAGGCGATTCTGGCGTTTTGTTCCTGCAACCGTTTTAGTTCCTCTTGTAACTGCACCTTATGAGGCGCTGTGGTGTTGGGGCTAAGTAGCTTCTTTTGTATGTCTGCAATCGCTAAATCGTTTCGTCTAATTAAGCTTTGAGGAAACTCCTCTTCTAAAAATCCAACATTCTTCAAGTCCTTTGCCCATTTTGTTCTAAACGCTACATACTCGTCCATTATAGGTTTGTACTTTGTCTTTTGTTCTGGGGTAAGCTTATCAAAGTAAACCGCTGATTCTAAAGCAAAAGATATTTCACTGAGGTCATCAGGTGTAAGTTCTGCTTCTTTCATCATGTTGTTTATTTTGTATATGGTGGTGAGCCCTTGTCGATATCTTGCATCAACATCTGAATGGTAATTCTTAAGTCTAAAACCTGTTTCACTTGCACCAACTGCTGCTAATGGTGCTTCTACATCCCATAAACGTTGGAGTTTTCTTGCTGTTGTACTCAGCAATTCTAATGTTTTTACACCGCCAGGAAGAAACCCTACAACATCTGAGGGTATATCTTCTGGATTAGCTTGAGGTATCTGTTGTTCTATGGATTTTTTAGAAACTTTGGATTCTTCTGAAACGTTCAATTTTTGAACATTTGACTGTATCTTTGCTTCTTTGGATAGTTCTCTCGAATGTCCTAACTCCTCTGGGGTAAAGCTAACGGTTTCTCCCGCCTTCTCTGACATCTCTATAATCTTGGCTTCTTGTTCTTTGCTTATCTTTTCTTCAAGTCCTTCAACCTGTATTGCAGCTTGTGCTTCAAGGTTAAGGTCTGAGCTTTGCTGTAGCATATTAAACACTTGCATCTCAGACCCAGCACCGAAAAGAGCCACTGGCATAACTGACATTGCCGCAGTAGCCCCAGCATTCAACACACCCTCAAAATACGATTGATTCTCATCCACCAACCTTATCAAGGCATTATGCATAATCTGTTGCATTGGCTCTTCAAAAAGTGCTTCACCAGCTACAGTCTTTCCTGCAACCTTTGCGCCTGCTCCAATAGCTGTTCGTGCGCTCTGACGAAAAATCTCATCAACAAGCGTGCGCTTAAACAAAGCCATCACTGCTTTGCTTCCCGCAATCATCGCAGGTAGTTCCCCAACAGCTTCAATAGAAGCAATGGCTGGCCCCCATGTAGTAGCTAACTTAATTGCTTCATCAGCAGGCATTCCTCGTTGCTCAAGCTCGTTCCTTACATCTTCAGTCTCGGCTGGAGCAATTGCCGCAGACACCGCAAGTGCCCCCAAGATGGGATTGCCTGTAGCCGCCGTTACTCCAGTACCAACAGCCGCAGACATCATCAACAGTGGTGCGTTCCTTGCAGCAACATATGCCCAATACCCCACATCTGCCAATAGTAAAGGATTTTCTTTAATGCGATCCAAAACTTCTCCTTGCCACTTTTCAGGACCCAACCAATGCGCATGAGTCTCCAAAAAGCCTTGATACTCTTTCATACTCTTGTCATGGTATTGCTCAAACTTAGTACGTATACCAACCCTATTTTCGTTTATCTTTTCTGTTACTTCTTTCAGTTGTGCAGTGCTTGGTATCGGAAGATTGTTTTTCTTTAGCATAACCTCGACGTCTTCTGGAGAGACTTCTCGAAAAAAAGACTCACCCATCGTAGCAACTCCGCCTTTACTACGATACCACATATCAACGGATGCGAGTTTTGCTGTATCATAAATATACTGAAAATCTGAGCGCCCCCCTTGCTTTATTTCCCCTAATTCAGCAATCGTTTCATAGGTCTCTTTCTTTGGTGCCGTTGTCCATTCCTTGCTCTTTTCAGTAGCTAAGGTTAAACCACCGCCAGCAGAACTACCGCCACCAACTGCACCTGCGGTATCTATACCACTTGGTGTGGGCGCACCAGAGAAGAAGTCGCTCTTTAGCTTCTCCTGCTGTTGTGGAGTAAAGGTCTCAAACTCTGGGTCTTTTAATATTACTTTGTCCCAGTAGTCTGTTTTTATTTTAAGTCTGGTGTCCTCGTCGAACTCAAGCCAACGAGGGTCTTTTATAACATCTGTCCACGTAGAATTAGAAACCAAAGCCATGCTCCTTCTCAAAAAGTTGCATTTTTTCATCAAGCGCACCGTCACCACCAACAGAACCACTACCTCCACCAACTGTACCCACGGTAGCTGCAGAAATTCCTATACTACCAAGTATGCTCTCTACCATATCTTGTGTACGAGCATCAAACCGAGGTTTTAGCCATAACCAATTGTTCCAAATCTCACTTCTGTCTTTATCTGTGAATCCTTTCGGCCCAAACGATGAAAGTGTTATGTTTTGCGTAAGCGACACCACTCCACCTTTGCGTGCACCAGTTATTAAATCACGATCACCGTACACTATATCACTCGCCAAATCAAATGCTTTTGATGGATCTTTCGGTGTCAAACTAAACGTCCATCGCCCTGAAGCTGATTGGTGAATGGAAGGTGTCCAGTCTTTCTCAAACACCGCAGCAGCCTGTGTTGTTTCTTGTGGAGTTGCATAACTACCAACTTCTTCTGCGCCTGCGGCTCCTGCACCTGTGGCTCCTATTTCTTTACCAAAGAATTTGGCTTGAGCCTGCTCTTTGGTGGCTCCAGCTGCAAGATATGCAAGATACTGGTCAATTTGGTCTGTCTCCCACAATCCTTTAGCTTCTTCATGAGACAACCAAGATAAATCAACACCTAAACCTTTAAAGTGTTCAATTTGTTGGTTGTATGCTTCTTCGGACATTCCACCAGCGTTGCTTATAACTGTACCTAACACATCTACGGTTTCACCGATAGTTGCAGTCTTGGTGGTACTTGGTTCAAGTAATGGCTGTCCACCAGAAAGCTGCCACATCTCATTCGTTTGAGCAAATGTTTGATTTGCCGCCGCTGTATTTTTGTATGTTTCAGCTGCCTGTAAATACTTCATACCTTCAGGCGTAATAAATTGCTTAAGTCCTTCTACATTATGTGCAATACCTTTGAGGTTTACATTAGCTGCAGTCTCTGTTAATAACGTAAGATAATCACTCCATTGCTTTGCGGCTTGGCGGTCGCCTGCGTCTATGGCTAAGAGCAATTCTTTAGATGCTTCCCCTGCTGATTCACTAAAGGCAAAAAACGTAGCCATCAAATTCCAAGCTTCTTCTGAAGCCAAAAAACCCTCAGAGCCTATACCACGTTGCCCTGCCCCACCAAGTGGCTGTTGGGTTTGTGCTTGTCCTACGTTTGCCATAGCTTGTGGTGTGGTAGCCACACCCTGTGTTCCAACCGTACCCATCGACGGTAAGGCAGCCGCACCTTGTGTTCCAACAGTGCCCATTGATGGTATATTTAAGGATGTATCAGCTTTTTTAAAGTTTGCCCAAGAGTTAGAACTAAAAACATCATCCATATACGATTTGTTTTCAGGATTACTGAAAGCACTTTGAATTGCTGCTTGGAGATTGTCTTGTGCTTTCTTTAATTTCTCTTTTTCTTGTTTCTTCCACTTAAGCTCCTGTATACTGGCGCCCAAATTAAACCCTGAGCCCAAGCCAGTGGAAAGCCCTTGTATGAAGAAACCACTATAGTCAGTCATTGTTGGTCACCTTCTTTTCAAACACGACATACTCCTTTGTGTACCCTAAATGCTTAATCCTTCGTCGAACAGCGCTGGGGTTTTTATCTGTTACTATCAAAATTCTTCCTATACCTAATTCCTCGGCTTTCTTGTCTAATACAACAGACAACTCATCTATAACCTTTGGATAATGTGCATCAGTCCAAACAAACATTACATACAAAAAATTTGAAGCCATATCAATGCCTTTTACTGCTACCAAACAACCGTTCATATAATCATCAATATAACTTAAGAATGGAAAAACTGTTCCTTGATACATTCCCATTATTAAGAAATTAAAGAACTTGTTTAGCTCTACTTCAGTTCCTTTATACTCATCTACTTTATCTTGTAATTTAAAAATATCATTCATATCAGAAGCGAGCTTTATCATAGTGCCAGCGCAAGCCCCAAACCAGAAACAGTACCTAAGATATTACCCCAACTTGTAGCTGAGGCTGCTGCAGTAGAATACTCAATCTCCCGTTCTACTTTCCATCGATTGAAATCCAACTCACTCTGCTGCATTTTCCATTGTGCATCAAGATACGCTTGTTGATTCTGTTGCTCAGCGGCTATCATCATCTGAGTTTTATAAAGCTCAGCTTGTACTTGATATTGGACCAACTGTGCTTGTACTTGTGCGGTGTATGCGGTGAGATTAGCTTGCTGTTGTGCTTGCCATGTAGCTATTTTCGGGGCATATTCTAATTGTGACTGCGCCGAAAGATATCCTAAGAAATCTCCCATCGCACCTATTGCCCTTTCATAACTTGCCACCTTCATTAATGCTGATTGAATTTGTATGTCAGTCATTGAGTTAGCTATAGCCGTTGTAGTAGCAGCTCTAATCTTCTGTTCATTTGCTATAACAAAACCTGAATTGGACAATCCCCTCCGCTCCATGTTGTTGCGCATGATTCGGATATCTTCATTCTCTTTAGCTTTTAGTCCCTCCGTGATGCGCTGGATCATCTGTTGTTGGGTTTCTTCAGGAATACCATAGCCCCCAGCCTCTATCCAATCCTCCAACTTTCCTGAGTACATCTCTTCCCAAGCTATTTGTTCTGGGGTTTTCTCATAGGGTGGCGCAGGAGTAACTTTAGGTGTACCTACGGAAGGCATAGACGGCATGCCACCCGCTCCAGTTCCTCCACAACGAGCCGCCGCTGAAGGAGACATTCCTTGGGCTAAATAGGCATTATAGTCGGCCTTTTGTTGTGGAGACATCGAAGAATAAGTAGTTCCCAAAGACGTGGTTATCTGCTCAGGGGTTTGTCCGGCCGCCAGTTGTTGTGCTGCCCAATCCTGCCCCTGCATAGAACCATAAGTTTGGTCTTTAGTCCAACCCAAAGACCGTCCCAGCGCTACGTAGTCAGCTTCATTATAATACTGTCCGTTATAATAGTACTTATTTCCTGCCATTTACTTATCACTTCCTTTACTGCTTAAGCCGTGATATCAACTTTACACATCACCCATGCTGTTATTCTGGTTCTCACATTCGAAGTAAACTTTACTCGCTTAAATCCAGTACCGCTGATGCCAGTGAGGGCTATATCTAATTGGTCAGTGGTATAAGCACCAATTGACGACCCATAGTTTGTGCCATCGTTAGAGACATATACATTTATGGTTGGGCTGGTGGTTTCTTCGTAGATGCCATAAGTGATGTCATGGGTGTGAGCAGGTGTTGTGTGGGTATGACTTATACCGTGTTGGTGGTTATAAACGCTGTGAGTGTGGGTATTGAGAGTCAAACTATACTCAGATAAGCCTGTTGGCAACATTCCATCGGTTTGTTCATCTCCAACGTTGGTTACTGCTGTGAAACCACTGATAACATATCTCGAAGTGCCAGAACTCGCTGATGAACTTGTGTGTCCACCACCACTTGGGGTAGTAGTTGTGGTTTGCTGTGATATGGTTGCTCCCGAACCGCCACTTGCCGCTGTTGAATAAGCCCTAAACTTATTTATCCGAAATGACAGTTTCACGCTTTGAATTGAGGTTGTCTCTGATACGATTTCAAAGTCCAATTCAAAGGGATGTGTACTGTCAAGTGAGTCATCACCATTAAAAACGTAGGTATTTCGCAGTTCAGCATATTTATTAGCAGTTATCGTCCCAGCCGCTATTTTATCAGCAGTAACCGCTAAAGCATTTAGTTTAACTGTAGTAATAGCTGAAGCTGCAATCTTGTCGGCAGTAACTGCTAAAGCATTTAATTTATCGGTGGTTACTGCATTGGCAGCTATATGGTCAGCAAGTACCGCATTCGCAGCTATCTTCTCAGCGCCCACCGCCCCTGCATATATTTTATCTGCCACTACTGCATTAGCTGCTATTTTATTCTCGGTCACTGCATTGGCCGCCAATTTTATTTCTGATACCGCAGCAGTTCCTATTGCTCCTTCTGTTACAGCCCCTGCTGCAATTTTTCCAGCGGTAACTGCCGCCTCAGCTATCTTAGTAGCAAGTATTGCCGCCTCTTCTATCTCCTCGTCAGTAATTGCTCGAGCTTCTATATGCCGAGTCGATATAGCGTTTGAACCGATTTGGTTCTGTGATAGTCCCGCTTCCAATGCATCAAGAATGCTCTGTAGTTGAAACTTTATAACTGTAACATCTCCCTTAAGTGCTTCAACATCAGCGGTTTTATCGTCTGCTACTTCATATAAGCTGTTGATGTCTATTTCTGGCATTATTTATATTCCTCCGATTCAATCTCAAACACCAAAATATAACCCATAAAAGTTATGTCATAAGCGTCTGATACACATGGTCTTAAGGTAATTGCTCGAGCACGTTGTCCCCCACCCTCCAAGTCTATCTTATACCATTTGGTAGTATTGGGAGTAAGCGTCAATGACTTAGATGTCTCAGCATTATTATCAAGGGTATAATAGAAAGTTAGTGCTGTACCAGTAGTAGACTTTACCTTAATGTATATGTTATAAAATTGTTTCCATCTCTCTGGTATCCCCAAGTCTATTGGGTCGGTTTTATCATAACAAGCAATAGCGGCAGCATCATCAGTAGTACCTGAGTCAATCTCATAAACTCTTCCCTCAGTACTTGACCCACCGAACAGCCTTAAACTGTCTCCCCCCTTGTCCCACTTACAATAACAACTAAAAGCATAAGAGTAAACTCCCATTGTCTTGGTTTTCCAGTCAATCCATATTGTCTCACTTGGTACGGTGGATGCTCCCTTGGGGTAGGAAAGTAAATAACGGTCATTAAAATAAGTTGCACTTGATAAATGAATATAAGTTCGATTGATGTTGTCCTTTATATATTTATTCAAACGTGGGTTAAATGTCCCACTGTTTACCCCATCAAAATAGTAAACCCCATCATAACTCAGATATATCAATAAATTATCACAAATAACCAATGAGCGTGGGGCGATACAACCTTTATCCGAATAGGCATTTCTGAACTCAAAATTATCTTCATCTACTCCAATAAGTCGCTCAATAGAGTTGTTGGTAAAAATTGGAAGAGCGCTTAGCTGTTCTATCATACCAGTAATCTTTTGTCGGTTTCCTACAACAATAAATTGAGAAGGAGGAAAATAATCTACATCAGATAACGCCGATATACACAAGTCATCGCCATTAGCTAAGTACAATCGATTTTCTCGTTTGGTTATCAATTGAGCCGCAGCCACTGGCGCATCATGGTCATCGTGCAACACCGTATTAAGGATTATAATTGCGTCTGATAGAGTAGAGCTAAAGGTGGTTGCGGTGTTGTTTGCTACTTCTCCCTCATAGTAAAAGATTGCTCCATCAACGGCTGTTCGATATATTCTTCGTTTGGTTACCTTTGGGTCGTCGGATACTGGTATAGTTATTA